ATCGTTGCCTACGAGGTGAACGATCTGCTTTGTAGCTATAATCTTCTGAAATGCGAATGCAGTTCTTGTTACTGGCTGCAGATACCATTTCTTTGTCTCAGGATCCTGCTTGTAGATGTCAGGAAAGAGAATCGGGTCCATAATCTTGTGGCCCGAAGGATAATACTGCCGCAAGAAATCCGCTTGCGTCATTATTCGCATCTGTAGCCTGTCCTGTGGTTCTGAGACCTTCTGCCCACGATAGACCGTGCGCTGGGTCTTGTAACCTTTAGGCAGCACCTCGTAGAATGGTTCTCTGACGAGGATTTCGTTGTACTTCAATGAATTGCTCATAAAACCTAATACCTTTAATTATATACACCATGTACCCTTCGCCTTTTTGTGTTTCTTGACGAGTGTGAAAATCATTCTGAAAATGAGAGCTTCGAAGAAGTCAGGGCTGTGACCGACAATCTTCTTCATATCCTTCTTCTGTATGAGCTGGAATGCCTTTCCTTCTGATTCGACAGTACGACGAATACACTTGCGTTCCTTCATAAGAATATCCTTTAGCTGTGTCTTACCATAGCCATGACCGTCAAATATCTGTGTCAACAGATGACTGTCTATTGATATACCGCCATCCCTTAGTCTCTTATAGAACAAGACAGCGCATTGAGATTTCAAGTCTTTGTAAAGCTTTCCTATACCTTCCTCTTCTTCTTTCGTCGTAGCTATAGGTGCGGCTTGGTTGATGAATTTCACAGCATCAGGGAAGAATCCTTCAAGAAGCTGACCTAATCCTTGGAAGTCATAAGTGAAGTTCTCTTCTGGAACACCCCACATTGAGAGCAATGCCTTGACAGAGTTTACCAGAGTCTTAGAGTCTCTTCTGCAGACATGAATATCAATCAGATGCCAGCCTCTCCATAACCAGAATACTGCATTATCACCTCCTTGCAAAGCAACGTCACCAGTGACGTACAGTTTATCGTCATCGAACTGATATGAGTTACGGAAGAACTGAATCATGTCTTCCATTTTTATCATATCATCTCCTACGCTTCTGAATTTCCAGTTGCCATCGAGATCACGGCTTTTCTGCTCTTCGTCTTGGTTAGCAAGACGTGCAAGATAAGTCGGGTCCGAATCCATGAGCTTCTTATTGTCTTCAAGCTTTCCTTCTACGAAAGCAACAGAGAATATAAACAGATCTGCAGGAGAGCCATATTTCTCATAAGCAGGCCTCCAGTGTTTCATTATATCGTCTTTGCATTTCTCAAACACCTCTTCCCTGCTATCGCCCCATACTATTTCCTTGACATCGTTTCCTGGCATGTACGCATAACGTACCATACCATCACGCTCAGGAATAGGATAACCTTCTTCATCAAGCCAGCCTCCATCATCGAGGAACGTAGCTACCCAGCTATCAGGATCAGGGTTACAAGTACCGATGAATCGAGTTCTAATGCCATAGGCATTACGGTTGTCAGTAAGAAGGTATTTGAATTTCTTATAAGGGCAATGTGTGATCTCATCGAGTCCTATATATGCAAACTGTTTACCTTGGAACCTCTTCTTGAATGCCTCATAGTCACCTTCGTAATAAGAGAATTTCAGTTTTGCTCCTGAATAGAAGTTCCATGTCATGTCATTCTGTGAACGATTATAAACACCGTACTGAGAATATATTTCGTCAGAGACTTCTATAAGGTCTGTTAAGTCCGGCTTTTCATTACGGAGAACGCAAGCACGGAAATTCCTATTTTCAATATCTTCGAGAGCTTCCAAAAGCAGAGAGTAAGATTTCGATCCACCTCGCTTTCCACCGAATATGAGAATCTGTGCAGAACATGCCAAAGCATTCTCCTGCCCTCCGAGCTGAGCAATGATCCTGTGAGGATTATTCTCTTCCCTGATTGCCTGTGCATACTCCTGTGTGAGTATTTCCTCTCCGTTGGGCATGTAGAACCCTGAAAACCTTCTCATATTCTGCGATTTTGCATAAAAATACAGAATTTTCTGCAAAAATACGCAAAAATATTTGTTTTATACAATTTTTATTCATATTTTTGCAGAAAATTAGTATATTTATTCAAAAATTGCGCCTGAGAAGGTGGATATATGTTGATATTCATATCTAATAAACGAATCTTTCATAAAGCCCGAAGCGTCGGGCAACAATATCGCAGGATGGAGCAGTTGGTAGCTCGCGAGGATCATAGCCTTGAGGTCGTTAGTTCGAATCTAACTCCTGCTACAAAAGACATGCGGAAGTACCGAAGTCATTTAACAAAATTCAGGATAACAACATGGAAAGAGAAGAACTCTTAGGACAAGTAAACGAAGTGCTTGAGAACGAGGGAAGTACCCTTACACTCAGCGAAGAGACAATTAACGGTGAACTTGATGATGCACTGGAAGACGTAGAGAACGATGATCAGGTTGACGAAGCTTTTGTGAATCGAATCGTAAAGCGTCTGAAGCGCATGAACGGAAATCTCCACAAAGATGTTTCCAATCAGGTAAAGGAGTATAAGAAGACCCATCCTGCACCGAAACCTACTCCAAAGCCTAAGCCAAATGCTAAGACAGAAGAAGATGACGATGATGACAACGTTCCTGATTACATCAAGAAGTTGAACGAGCGTCTTGACAGAATGGAGGAGTCTCAGAAGTCTGCTGCAGAAGCGAAATCGAAGAACGAAACACTCTCAGCAGTGAAGAAGGGTCTAAAGGCCAAGTTCAGTGAAGCCAAGATTGAGGTCAAGGATTACTTTGTTAATCAAGCCATCAACGAGTTGAAGCTGCCTCAGTTGGAGGAAGGAGAGACTTACGATGTTGATGACCTCGTAGGCAAGGCCGAGAAGCTTTATCACAAGCACCTGAAAGCAGCAGGAATTGAGACAAAGCAAGTCGGACCGAAGTATGGCAATCATTCTGGCAACGGCTCAAGTGCTGCTGACCGCTACTTTGCACGCAAGGCCAAGCGTGAAGGTTGGGAAGGCAAAAAGGACTAAGCAGGAAGCGAGCAATCGCTCCTGCCGATCTCTATAGAAAAAGATTGTTTTTAGGGTAACATTTTAAAGGACAAAATTATGGATTTACTTAACAAGAAGACTACAATCGGTAACACCTTTAATAAGGGTGAGATCGAGTTCGGTCATGCCCGTAAGGTATGGCGCGAGCAGCGTGAAGTCCTTCCTGCTGGTGGTGTCATTCAGAACGTATCTGATTTTGTCGGAAAAGGCATGATTCCTACAGGCCGTCCAGTTGTTTTTGACGACAAGGCCAAGGAGATAACCGTTCTGACAAAGGAAATGGTTCTGGCAATGGCTCAGTCTGAGTCTGAGAGTGCTTCTGTAGAGGCTTTCTCTGAGGCAAAGACCTATGCCGTTGATGAAAAGGTAAAGAAGGATGGAAAGATTTACAAGTGTGTTGTTGCTGTTGAAACTGCTGGCGAGTTTGTTGCCGCTAACTGGGAAGAGGTTGAGACTCCTGAGTTCACTCTTGATCAGATCAATGGCTACCTCAAAGAAGATGCTCCAATCGAAGACGAGAACACCGTTGCTACTGGTACTGTTGTCGTAGATGGTGACATCTATGAGTACATGTTCGATGACGATGAAGCTGCTATCCTCAAGGCTCTGCCTCAGAAGAACGGCATGAAGATTCGCTTCGTGAACTAAGGTAAAATTATTAAACAAGAGAAAGTATGAATACACTCAGCGAACAATTATTCGTTCTGTTGGCTCTTGGTTTGGGTGGTGATAACTGGCAGGGCTTCGTAGACCGCTACGAAGAGAAGTATGATGCCGTTCAGATTGACGGTTTCACCTTCGCTCCTACTCAGCTCAACTACACATTCCAGCAGTTGATTGCCAACACGGGAGCTACTACTCTTCCAGCTTACGTAGACCCTGAGTCTCCTGGCTACGAGGCAGCTCTCAAGACCTTGAAAGGTCGCTCAGACAGCATTCCTACTCAGAAGAAGTTCTATCGCCTGAATCGTGTTATCGTTCAGGAGAAGTTACAGCTTCTGCAGAAGTTCGGTAACGCTGTTCTCACTCCTGAAATGGAGGATGTCTTCATGGGTCTGCTCGACGAGAGCACCGATGGACTGATCAAGGCTTATTACAATGCTCTTACGAATCAGCGCATGCGCATCGTTTCTACGGGTAAGTTTATCATCGACTCAAAGAACAATCCTCGTGGATTGCAGGGTATAGAAATCAGTTTCGGCATTGCCGGTGACCACTTCGAGACTCTGAAAGACGAGAAGCGTTTCTGGAAGTCAGCAGAGCATATCCCTGCTAACGAAGGTCAGGATTCTGATCCTGTTCTGTACTTCAAGAACAAGATTAAGTGGATCCGTCGTACCAAGCACTACTATGGTCCTCTGCAGATTGAGATTGCTCAGGATCTGTACGATGACCTGATGACTCACACAGCAGTTCTGAGCCATATCGGACATTCTCTGTACCCATCTATCTCAGACGATGCTCTGGTTATCGCCAACGCTCAGAATCTCGATGACGAAGCTCTCAAGGCTAAGTTCGAGAAGCTGGTAGGTGCTCCATTCGTTCCACGTGACAGCTTCGCTTACGTAGACGCTCCTGGAGTAAACGAAAATGGCGAGAAGGATCTTGTGACAACACAGATTCCTAACTTCGAGCCTACAAACGTTGCATTCGTGCCACAGGGCGGTCTCGGAACTATCATGGGTGTTGAGCCTCTGACTCTGGGTTACGATCCTGAGAAGATTGCCCGCTTCAACGGTGGTCGCCTGATCCTGTCACAGCGTGCAAATCCTGAGACTCATTCTCTGTACATCGAATCTGAGGCAGCTCAGATCTGTGTACCTGACAAGCCACAGGCAATGTTTATCTCTACGGTAACGGTATAACATAAATCCCTGACCCCTGCAAAGGGGTTGGGGTTTTCAACTATGACGTATGGAAGAGTCAGAAAAGACATATACTATAATGGATTACTTACTGGATCAGGTCAATTTCGACGTTCCAGAAGGTGCTGTAACGGCAATCCTCAAGGCAAGAAAGGTCGAAGCTACCCTTGTCTACCCAGACGAATGCGCAGATGTAAAGGTAGGTCTTTTAAAGGCAGACCTTTTGAAGTGGATATGTCTTGGTCCGACACGTAAGGGTGCTATCTCTGATTCTGATAACGGCTGGTCTCATTCAGAAGGCAGCTATACTCTGTCAGACAAAGACAAGAAGCTTCTTATGAAAGAAGCCAATGACTTGTACGACGAGGAAGGTGAGCCAGAAAGCAAGTTCGGCAAGACGAAAATTCGTGTCAGAAGCTTTGGTGTCATGGGCTGCAAGTATGATACAAACGGAAATCCTCTTCCACGAATCATAAAGTGATATGAGAAAGAATGTCATCGTCAACGAGCGTTATCCTCACCAGATAAAGATTATCCGTCGCTCTGTTCCTGACCGCTATCAGGAAGGTGGAGAGCAGGAGGAAGTGATCTATGAAGGAAAGGGTCGTTCCTATACAGATACGACAACTACAGGAAATGCGAAGGTTGACCTGAACAAGCGCAAGGCTTCTATTCCTGTACGTTTCGACGAATGGAAAGATAAGATTCCTCAGTCTGGCGACATTCTAATCGTAGTAAAAGCGAATATCACAGAGCAGTGGGAGGTAAAGGATTTCGAGCCAGACAACAACCGAACCGTCATATACGGAGAATACAACAGAAATGCAAACGAAAGTGAAGTAAGCGATGGCCAGTAGCGGTAAGAAGTATTTCAAGCACCAGTTCGATCGGATCGGAAAGCGTGCTGAGAAGAAAGCCGAAGTAAAGCTTCGTGAAAGTCTCGATATTCTTCTGCAAATGGCATTTCAGGAACTTAGCGGATTCCGCTCATTGACTGGAAACTTGGTAAACTCACTTGGTGTTGCTCTGTACAAGGATGGCAAATGCCTTGAAGCTCATGGAAGCATAGAGATTACTGGCAAACGTCCTGTACGTGCTACGTTGAAAAACGGTGAAATGTTCTCCGAGCCGTTTACATATAATGGGGATATACTTCTCAATCCTATCCCAAAAACGGATTGGGTAGGAACAAAGAACATTTGGGCTGATGTAGAGGTTCTGAAATGGCTAAACAGATACCCACCGAGGACAAAAGGATTCTCATACCGCATCGTTTCGATTGTCGATTATGCGAAATATCTTGAAGCCAAAGGAAAGGTGAATGTATTAAGCCAGCTACGTGACGAACTCGCTGCTATGGGTGGTAAGATCTCAGACCTTCAATTTTAACTGATATATGATTACTCCAGAAGATATACTTGAGACAATGGATAAGGAAGCGCAAAAGGTTTGTGCAAGAACGTTCTTACAAGAGCGTCCTAATGCTACAGACTCTAAGCTCACTGAGTTTATCGTTGCTTCTATGCCATACTCTCTTGTCAACAGGACACTTGGAGAGAGCGATGACTGGTGGCTTGATGTCACTGTGGTCTTCGAGATCTTCGTCGCTGACAGGAAGACATCACAGAATCCGAAAGAGTTCAATCAGCCAGCAATGAAGCGTCTTAGGAAAAACTTGCTGAATATCTTTCCTATTGTCACAGAACAATACAGAATCGATTTTCCAAGAACAGTTATCCCAGCATCAAGTGACGGAAACGGTTATCACTACACTCGCATTCAGGCTAAAATGACTACAATGGTATAATTACATTTTTTAATAACTAAAAAAATTCTGCGATATGAAGACAAAAGCACAATTGGCAGACAAGTTCAGTGGCCCCAGCTCACTGCTGTATCAGAGTGGCGCACTGACTATCACTGAGGGTACTGGTGGAGTCAAGGAGTTCACCGTAACTCCTGAGTTGGACGTTCCGTGTAAGGTTGACTCCCTGAATTTCGAGCAGGGTGAAGCCGAAGTAGAGGAATACAATGTTATCGGCCTGTCTGGTGCATGGATCACCGACGCTGAGCCGGGCGACATTGACCTCGGTTTCCGTGTTCCATCTATCTCTGAGGACATCTTGAAGCTGGCATTCGGTAACGATGCCGTATCTGCAATCAACGCAACAGTTGATAACGTAGACTACGAAGGTCAGGCCGTTATCCTCAAGAACAAGAAGGTACAGGGTACTTGGCTTATCGTCAACAGCTCTAAGGACCGTATCATGGTCATCAACAACACAGCTCTGTTTGCAAGCCTCGTTCTCGACAGCGACGCAAAGGGTGTTATTGCTGTTGATTTCAACGGTTCTATTGAGACCGACGGTACAAATCCTGATGTTATCTTCTTGAAGAAGAAGGCTTAATCTCATTTGAAGATTTTAAAACCGAAGTGGCGGGCGGACATTCCGCTTCGCCACTTTTTTCTTTTCAGAAGTGGCAGAAAAAAGAAGAAATCAAATAAAAGAAAATAAGAACACTCTGATAATCAGATAGTTACTTTTCTTTTGGATTTACTAAGAAGATAAAAGAATGGCAGATATACAGCAACCCGATTTGAAAATGCAAGAGGCTCTTGATGACTTGTTAAGCCGTGAGCCTGATATAGTAGAAGTAAACGGAAAGAAACGCAAGATCCATTGGCTTCATAATGGTACTGTGCGTAAGTTCTCTCATATCATGGTAAAGGAGAAAAACGAATGGAAGCGTAACATTAAAGTCTGTTCGTGTGTTCTTCTGAACAAGAAGAATGGTCTTCTGACTTGGTTCTTGCTTCATTTCTGGTACTGGATATTCTGGCGATGGCTTTTCTATGTAAAGGACATTGACCAGGTTGAGATCGTTGGAGTTCTCAATGCCTCGAAAAAAAAAATTCAATCCGAGCCATTGGCATGGGCTACCATATTGTCGACAGAAATGATGGACACGATGATGACGATGGCTCAACACGAGCTTGGCCGAGCCGCACTCGCTGGGGTGCAGCCTTCTCGTTAGGAGAGAAATTTCCTTTCTTGCTTGAGAGACGTTTCGGTATAGGTGCTTTCGATTATTGGTGGGGTTATACTGCAGCAGAGATTGACTTGATGTTAATGGATCAGCCTGTTATCGAATACACTAATAAAGACAATAAGAATGGCAAGAAGTCAATGATTGCCACCAAGAAAGAAGAAGAAGAAATGAAGGATCTCGTAGAGCAGTGGAAGAAAGACAGAAACGGTAAGAGTTATGCTGGCAAGACATTCTCGCTGCATGATTTCATGGACGGAAAAGTTGAATAATAAAATTATGATATATGGCAGATTCAGATAAACTTTGGTTTGAGCTTGGTGTCAGAGACGAGGTTACTGGCACACTTGAGAAGCTTATTGGCAAGGCCAATGAGTTGCAGCAGGCTATGACCATATCCATCAAAGACAAGAACGGGCCGCATTTCAAGGAGGCATACGAGAATGCTGTGCAGCTTGAGAGTGTGCTCATTGGTGTAAACAGGGCTGTCAGAAATATTGATGAAGCCATGAAAAGAGCTTCTGAGACAGGAAGAGACACTTCCGGCCTTGAGAACATGCGTAACAGGGTTCTCAAAGTCAAAGATGCTTTTGACAACCTCTTTGAACAGATAAAAGCCAGTCCTGACGCTATGAGACAGGGAGGCCTTGTAGACGCTCTTGTTAAGAAAGAGAACGTAGATCTGATGTTGCAGCAAGTAAAGAAGATTACTGGCGAAGAGATCAAGATGGCTGATGATGTCGCAAAAGCCAAGATTGCAGCTCAGAAAGATGTTGCCGAGTGGGCAAGCCGTTTGATTGAAGACGAGAAGCGTGCAAACAAGGAAATGACTGATGAAAAGCTTCGTGACGAGAAGAAGATCCAAGAAGCCGCACTTGCAGGAGAAGTAGCACGTGCAAAGCAGTATGACCAGCAGTTGAAACTCGCTGAGGAAGCTGTGAGACGTAGCCATGAAGCATTTGCCCAGCAGAACTATGATGATAAGCAGCAGAAGCGCGAACAAGAGCTTTTGAGGCTCAGAGAAGCAATCATCAAGCGATACGAAGAAGAGGCAGCAGCAGCAGAACGAAATACTCAGCGTCAGAACACTAACAATCAAGCACGTCAGCAGGCAGTTCAGAAGACACGTGAGCAAGCCGAGGCTCTTGTTAAGAACAGAAGAGAGTTTCTTGAGTTGCAGAGACAGCAGTTACAAGGTCTGTTGTCTCAGGGCAAAGATGCTCTTGGTGCTGAGCGTTATGATCAGGTGAAGAATGCTCTTCGTGGTGTTCGTCAGGAATTACGTGAGATAGACAACGTAATGCGTAACATGGGAAGTTACTCTATTCAGGATCTTTTCGGTCTTGGCCGTAACTCGCAGAACTATACACCACTTGTTACTGATACTAACAGGATGCTAAACGAAAACAGACAGCGTCAGGCTCAGGCAGCAGAAGCAGCTCTTGAAAACGCAAGAGCAAACAAAGGTCTTGCTGATTCCTATGAGAAAGTTGTCGCTTCTGGAAAGCACACCAATGCCGTTCTTGATCAGTTGAAGGTGCAGCTTGCATCTATGGCGAGCCTGTATGCTATAGAAGGTTTACTAAAGTCTGTTGTGCAAGTTGGTGGCGAGTTTGAGGTTCAGCACATCGCTTTGCAGTCTATTTTAGGAGATATTCAGCAAGCAAATTCCATGTTTGAGCAGATGAAAGAACTCGCAGTTGTTTCTCCGTTCAATTTCAGGGATCTTGCCAAGTACTCAAAGCAAGTAGCTGCCTTTGGCATTCCTTATGAGGAAATGTACGACACAACAAAGAGGCTTGCTGATATGTCTGCAGGTCTTGGTGTAGACATGAGCCGACTCATTCTTGCCTATGGTCAGGTACGTTCTGCAGCCGTACTTCGTGGTCAGGAATTGAGACAGTTCACCGAGGCTGGCATTCCTATGGTAAAGGCTCTTGCAGACGAGTTCACACGTCTTAATGGCCGTGCCGTTTCAACAGCAGAGGTCTTCGAGCTTATATCTAAGCGTGCCGTTCCGTTTGAAATGGTGAAGAAAGTCATGTGGGACATGACCAACGAGGGTGGCCGTTTCTATGATATGCAGTTTGTATTATCTGATACTCTTGCTGGTAAGTGGTCCAACTTGCAAGATGCCTGGGAGATTATGCTTTCAGAGTTTGCAAGAGGCGAAAGCATAACTGGTAAGTTCTTGAAGAGTACTGTAAGCTTCCTTACTTGGACCGTTGAGAGCGTCAATGCCCTTACTCCGCTTATTGCAACGGTAATGTCATCAATGCTTGCCGTTAAGACAGTCAAGTGGGTTCAGGGTATGGGAAACCTTGGCTTTAACGCTATTGATCAGAATATAGCAAAGGCTCAGCAGTTACGTGCTATTGAGCTGACAAGAAGCAAGATAAACGGTGAGATAACTGCAAAGCAATATGCTCAAGGCATGCGCATGAATGCCCAGAAGAGCAATTATTATCAGGTTCTTGCTATGGAAGGTAGACTAAATGCTTATCAGATACAACGTGTATATCAGCAAGGAAACCTGAATAAGAAGCAGCTTACTTACTTGCAGCTCATGGGGCTTATTACAAAGGAGCAGCGTCAGCAGATTATCAATGGTACTCTGCAGAACACTCTTATGAGCAGGCTCGGTGGTCTTGGTAGTAAGATGTTTGCAGCCGTTGGCGGTTGGTTCGGTATCGGTGCTATCGCTCTCGATGCTCTTATCGTTGGTGTTTCGACATATCTTATGCGTCTTGATGAAGCAAAACAGAAGAATGTTGAGCTTGGCGAAGGATTCATCAACAAAACAAAAGAGATACGTGAAAGCATTGCTTCGTTGTCTGAATCTACACCAACTGACGATGAAGAGTACAAGCGAGGTATCGACGGATTGAAGGAAATGATAAAACAGCATAGTGCCAACTATGATGCCATTATCCGTGAGACTAATGCAATTAAGACTCTTGAAGGTCAATACGAACACCTCAAGACAGCCTTACAAAAGCAGAATGAGATTTCTCAGGAGGCTGAGGCAAGGGCTGAAAAGTTTGGTAAGAAGGTAAGAAGCACATTCGAGAAAGCCAACGAATATGCAAGGGTAAAGACAACTGGCAGACAGAGTTTCTGGGATGCCTTGTTGGGAATGGACACAGACATTGATCGTGGCCTGAATAAGACAATCAAGACATTAAGGGATAAGATCTCTGAGGTTATTCCCGACATAGGCAAGAGCGAACGTGCCAATGAGCTATACCGTCAATTGCGTAATAGCATAGAAGAGCAACTTGGTATCGGTAGCAGAGAGAAGATGCTTATAAACATCAAGCTCAATGAGCTTTTCAATATTGACAATGTTGAAGATGCTACAACACTCGTCTTAGACAAGTTCAGCGAAATGATCTCCAAGGTAGAGCCTCAGATTGCTAACAAGATACGTTATAGCCAGCCTCTCAATCAGGCTGAGAAAGACAAAGTAGCAGAGCTTGTAAATGATGCTGCAAACGAAACCAAGTCAAGATACCCATATTACGAGAGTACATTGCAGAATCTTTTGAATAACAGCAATTTTGTTGCAAATATTCAGCTTCGGTTCTCAACAAGTGGAACTCAAGTAAATGACTTACAGAGATTCATTTACGGAAACTTCCCTTCTATTATCGCAGACGAAAAGATAAAGAATATTGCAACCAATTGGGCTTCTACTGGCTCGATGTACGATGCAAGGAACTCTGCAAAGGGTGACATCGACAAAGCTTACAATGAGCTTGTATCACGAAAAAGCACTCTCAAGCAGCTTCAAGATGCAGCCGTGCAGAACACAGAGCAGATTGATAAGGCTCAGGATCTCGTAGACAAAGCCAATGCGAGATATACAGAACTCAAGGATGCAGCTCTGTATGGTCTTGGTTATGATTACGAAGGAGAGAAGAAGAAGTCAAACAAAGAGCCTAAAGGTGGAAGCAAGAAGGATTCTGAACTCGAAGCTTTGAAGAACAGGATTGACCTGTACAAAAAGTTCTATCAGGAGCTTAAAGGTTATCAAGATATATACGGTAAGAGCAAGGCTCTTGAAATACTCAAGAATGATGGAGAATTTGGTGCAGTATTCAAGTTCAAGAAAGCATTCAACCTGACAGACCTTTCCGATTACAAGCAGACACTCGACGAACTAACAAGAGGCTTCAATGCCAACACGGAAGCACGTAGTAAGCTTATCAATTCGACAAAGGCAGATATTGAGAACAAACAGCGCAAAGACGCAGTTGAAGGTATCAAGGAATATGTCTCTGAGTTGAAGAAAATGATGTCTGTTATGTCTGAGAACTATCAGACATACCGAAAGTGGGTTGACCTTACTGGTGACGCAAATCTCGCTGCAAGAGCTGCTGGTGTTACACAGAACGGTTCTTACAACAGCTATCTGAAAGAGCAGATGATAACAGAACTTGCCAAGAACAAAAACTATTCTGCTCTGACTCCAGAAGATGTATTCAACATGTCTGATAAAGATGTTCGCCAGTTTGGTAAGGATAGCGGCATTGTCGCTATTTATGAAGAGTGGCGCAAGCATCAGCAGATGCTAAAGAAAGAGCAGTGGGAACTCTACGAGGAAGCTATAAAGGATGCAAAAGATTACGACGATAAGATTGCTGATATAAACCGCAACCTTGAAAAGCAGATTGCGGCTCTTGAGGCACTTGGCGCAAGTGATGACATTCTCCAAAGCGCACGTCAGAACGCAGCCGACAAAGTAAGTGAACTCGAATGGGAAAAATTCAAGAAAGAAAGTGATTGGGGTCGTGTCTTTGGCGATCTCGATAACATGAGCCTGACATCTATCAAGAAGATGGTAGATGCCATGAAGACATTCCAGAAAGAGACTCGGCTGAGTGAGAAAGAAACACGTGCCTGGCAGAAGGCCATGAAGGATCTCACAGACAAGAAAATCTCTCTTGATCCTATCAATGCCATAACAGATGCTATCAAGAAGTTCAACACAGCAGTAGCAGAGAGGAACAATGCTCAGAAAGACAAGCAAAGTGCCGATGACAGACTCGCTGCTATTCGAGGTGAAGTAGTAACCAATCCTCAGTCTGCAGAAAACCGTCAGAAGCGTCTTGAGAAAGCGGTAAAGGATCAGGAGGCTGCAAACAAGAGACTTGTCAAGTCAGAGGATAATGTAACAGAAGCTTTCAATGAATTAAAGAAAGCGGCTGCTGCTATAGGAAATTCATTCAAGAATCTTGGCAGTAGCTTATCTTCTTTAGGCTCTTCCATAGGCGGTCAGATTGGTGATGTCATAGGTGGTTTCGGTTCAATGTTCTCACATCTTGGCGATGGAATATCTGCTATAAAGGACATGGACTGGAATGCCAAGGGTATTACTGGATTGTTTGGCAAGGTGTCAACTGTATTGACTGTTGTGAATGCAATGGTTGATATGAACAAAGCTCTTGCTGACATACTTCCAACTACAGAGAGCATATATCAGAAACATGCCGAAGAGCAGAAGCACATAAATCAACTAAGGGAAGCAATAGACTCATACCGTGTTGCTGTAGCCAAAGCGAGGGCAGAAGAAGTTGGCTGGATGGGTAGCGATCCGTTGAAGGAATTGCAAGATGCTTATAAAATACATGGCGAGATAGTCAACGAATACTATAACAAGCTTTACGAGGCCCAGGAAGCTTATGTTGAGTCATCTGCTGGCATAAAAGACGCTATCATTCCGCTTGTAACAGCAGTTGCTGCAGTTGCAGGAATATTTACCGCAGGAGCAGGAACGGCAGTTGTAGAAGGGTTCTGGGCTGCCATTGCTGCAACGATAGGTAGTGCTACGATAGGTGCTGCTGTTGGTGGATCTATTGCAGCCGGAGTTGGTTATGCTGTAGGTCAGGCTATTCAGTCAGGTATCGACTCTATTGTATACAAAGAGGGTCAGGTTGATGCCCGTAGTAACATGAAAGTCCAAACGAGGCATAGAACTTTGTTCCGTTCTGAGCGGACACAGAATCTTGAGGAATGGACTAAAGAGA